GGATATTCTGGTGCTTGGAATCAAGGGGCTGCTCTAGCTCCTTATTCAACAACTTCTTCTAATGTTGGGAGTAGGCGAGCTTCATCGAAAGGTACTCTTTTAGATATTTTATATCAAGCACTATCTGGTGAGACTGGGTATGCCCAACAACAAGTTCCTTTTAGGGATGACGCTGGCTCGTTAAGACCTGGTAATATATTAGATATTGTAGCAGAGGTAGATGAGTCAAAAAAATATGGAAATCAGTTAAAGGGTGTTGAGAGTGTTGAGGATTTAAAGCCTAATCCAGAGTTGATTAAAATGCTTGGTCTTGATTATCTTCTTAATAATAAATAATATGGATGGAATAGTAGACACATTAAAAACAACAGGAGCAGGAGTAAGTGGATGGTGGTTATCAATTAGTGGCTGGCTTCCAGAGATAGTATCATTAGGCGTAGGGGTTGCAACTTTAGTGTATTTAATAATTAAAATATATAAAGAGATCAAATAAATTGAACTCGCAAGCAAACTAAAATAATGGGAGTAGTGGTTGGATATATTTTCAATAATAGAAACACTTGGAATACCAGTTGCTGTTGCTATAGGTCTAGGCTATGCTCTCATGTATCTAATAAAATTTATAACAAAGGATGTAAAGTCTGATATAAAAAACTTATATGATATTACTGTTAAACTTATTGATAGTAATAGACAATCAAAGGATGAAACAAAAAAAACAATGACAGCAGTTAATACAATTAAAGATATAGTTATTAAACTATTTAAACAAGGAGAAAATAAGTAATGGCAAGAATAACTAGTTTTGCAGGATCAACTCTTACTGTTACACTTACTGAGTCTCTAACGATTGATCAGAGAGATTATGGTAGTAAGCAAACTATATCAATTCCAAGCATAGTTGATGTAACAAGAAGACTTGTAACAGTTACTACCACTGAGGCTACTGTATTAAATTTTGGTGCTGCGATTGGTGCAGGTACTTATATAGTAGGAGATGTAATGTATATGAGGTTTACTAATCTTGATGATACAAATCATGTAATTTTAACTTTTGCAAATGAAGATGACGATGAATTTGCTATAAAGGTAGACAAAGGACATTCATTTATAATTATTGGAGATGTAGCAGGTGGAATGGCTGATATGATCGATGCAAAAGACAGTGCTCTAACTTATTCAATTGGAGACCTTAAATCAGTTACAGTAGACGCAGATGATGACGATGTTGATATGGAAATTTATATAGCATCTAAATAAATAAAATAAGGAGAATATAAGCAATGGAATTTATAATGGCTAATTGGGAATATGCAGTAATAGGTATTCTTGCAATTGATAAAATTGTTGCCCTATCCCCAACAGAATGGGATGATCTAATTTGGACATCAGTTAAAAAAGCAATCTATAAATCAGTAGGTAAATAGTATGTTAAAAATATTAATAGGCAAATTTGTAGCAAAACATGGTCTTATTCCACTCCTTATAAAGGTAGGAGATATAGCTGTTAAAGTTACAAAGTCTAAAAAAGATGATAAAGCATGGGCTAAAATAAAGAAAGTGATTAACAGTATATAGTGAAAATCTACAATGAAATAATATTTGATATAGATAACAATGTAATATACGAAGATAGTTTTGAGTATACTGGAAACTTAATATTATGTGCTGCAGATCCAGGTAATGGTAATGGTAATGATGGTGGTGGTGGAAATGGTACTGATGAAGGCGGTTCTCCGCCTGGCTATACTTCTCCATCATTGGGAGCTGATGAAGATATACAAACAAAGCCCCTTCCATCCCTTCCATCTGTTTCTAATATTGGTGTTATAGCACCAAGTGGTGTTATTAATTGGAATGCTATTTCTGGTGGTTTCCAGCCTCTACCACAAACTGGTGGTGCTAAAAAGAAATTATATCAATTATCTCAGTTTCATGGGGGGCTTAATCGAAAATCTTCTCCACGTGATATAGCTGATATTGAATGTCAAGATGCTCAAAATATAACCTTTTCAAGAATTGGAAAAATTATGATTCTTGGAGATTTAAAAAGCAACGAGTACCCCGATGGATCTTCCACTACAACAATTGCTGGTATATCTTCAGGGCATGCTCCATCTCCAGGTTATGGAATTTATATATTTAAAAGTGGATATACATTGGCTGATCCACCTGTTTCCGAAGTATGCCGTATTTCTGCCTCATCGGATGGTAGGTTTATAGAAGTGGCCGACAATGCTACAGCCCCTAGTACAATATCTGATGCAATTGCAATTTCACAATTTGGTGCTGATATTCATGTTGCTCCTGTATTTTATGGGGCTAATAATGGTCTTTATGTATGTGATGCTAATTTTGCACATACAGCAGAAAGACAATGCATGATGTTGGTTCATAGGGAAGATCAGGTTGGAACTGTGAGTGATTGGGTTATAGGTGATACACTTTTAGATTCTCCAATATATGATGATGACGTAGCATCTGGCATGGGGGCACAGGATGTTAAGGTTAAGCAAGCAGATGAGGATGCTAGTGAAGCAGGGTCAATGATAGTATCATGTGTACCGACAGGAAGTTCAGGAGATGGTTCTTGGGGTACTGCTGGTGGTGTAAATTATTATTTTTATGTTTCATGGCTTTTTGATGGCGGGACGGAAACGGGACTAACTTCGGCTGGAGATGATGATGGGAGTAACTCTAATTCAGATGGGATAGCATTTACAAACCATCAATTAGGTTTCAATGTTTCGCTTTCCCATACCACTGATAATCCCCTTGGGGGAAATAAAAGGATTGAAGGGGCTAGAGTATATTTTAAAAAAGTTGGCACATCAGAAAGATTTCTTTTAGCAGAGATTAGTTTGGCAGATGGTGTAAAAGGGGCACTTGATTCTTCATTTACCTCTTGGGATATTACTTCTGATGTTCATACTTTAACATCTAGTATTGTGTTTGATGCTCCTCCATCTGTCTATACATATGCTGCGAAAAATGGATATTTAGCAAATGAAGTATATACTAAATCGCCAGATATAAATGCTGATGGAGCTGCTGGGCCAACACCACATGATGTAAGATATAAAACTTCAGTAGTTGGTCAAAATGGGGTTGTATTTATCGGAAATGTTAGATTTAAAAGTAAGCATACGCCTGATGGCATGATGTATTCTATGCCTGGAAGACCTGGGCTATTTCCTCAGTATAATTTTTTTGATTCTCCTTCTTCTGATGGTTCTCCAATTACAGCACTTGCAGCTTTTGAAGATACTATATTACAATTTAGAGAAAATGCAATGTATGTAATAAATATAACATCAGAACCATATTATGCCGAGACTATTTTTAGAGATTGTGGGGTAGCTAATCCATGTCAGGTATTTACAGCTGAATTTGGCGTTATATTTGCTAATAGAAACGGATGTTTTATTTATGATGGTCGTAAAGTAATTTCGCTTACAGGTGGGAAATTTAATATTAGTGGCAACCTAGCGAATAGTTGGGATATTTCTGAGGGTAGTGTTGTAGAAGCTATTGCAGGGTCAGCAAAGAATGCTGTAAATGTTCCATGTGTTGGATATGATCCACGCACACAGAGTATTATTGTACTTAAAGATATTGGGGATGATTCTACCAATAATAATGCTTGGGTATATAATATGATGACACAATCTTGGACTGAGGGTTATAATTTTATTTCAAATGGTAATGATATAAGGCATACAAATTTTCTAATAGACACTGAGGGATATTTAACTATAGCTCAATCTGAGGTACAAGCTTTAAAAATTTATGATATTGGTGAGGCAAGTGATGATGAGCAAGATATAATTTATTTTACAAAAGATATAGATTTTGGTTTTCCTTCTCAGACTAAGAAGGTAATGAAAGTATATATTACATATAAAGGTGATTGCAATACTATGGCTTTATACTTCTATGTCAATGGTGCTTCAGCTAACAAACAATTTAATACTGATAATACACCACTCTTAGACGTTGGCACTACAACAACTATTGCCACTCTTATCCCAACGAACCTATCTGAGGCAACTGGTATATATAGTTTTGCATTATATATGACGGGTACTGTTGGAAAAGATTTTGAAATAAATGATATTTCAATATTATACAGATTGAGACCTATAAAATAATATGGCAAAAAATAAATCAAGATCATTAGAGTGGGGAAGAGCAAAAAAACCAAAAGTTAGCAATAGACTTGGTATTCCACATCTAGGTGAGGGCGGTGATGGAGATATACAGGTAAGACAAGTAAGTACAGGTGCAAGGTTGTTTGCAAGATTTGGAAGTAGATGGTTAAGTAATGTATTGCATGGAGATGACATTAATGATCCAAATGTATTTACTCCTAAGGCTTGGTTTAATCGTGGAGTAACTTCTGCTAATGATGATTCTGGTACTGTTGTAATGAATATATTTTTACCAGAATTTATTAGCGACTCAAATATATTAGGAGTAAATTTTGGTATAAGTTTAGGTGCTAATGAAAGAACATATTTTTCATTAGGTGACACTGGTGCAAGTGCAATATATGATATGTTTGTGCATTATAATAAAGTGAATAATAAAATAAGAATAGAATTATTTGCTAATGGCACATCCATAGATAATAAAGATTATACATTAACAGTATTTTTTAAATAAAAGTTAGGAACAAAATTATGGCAATAAGTCTAAGTAGATTTTTACAAGAAGGACAGAGAGAAAAAGCTAAGAAAAGCATTGCCTCAGCCCTTGGAAGAGAAAGAGACAAAGAAGGTAAGCTTAGTGGATTATTGACTGTTCTAAGCCCTCTTGCAGGTATTGCAAGTAAGGCTGCTCTAGCTGGTCTTGGTCTTACTGGTGGTGGTTTACTTTTTCCTCTTCTTGCAGGTGCTGGTACAAGTTTATTTAAAAAGTGGGGTGAAGAAGGAATGAGAAAACATCTAAAAATGGGGGCTGATCCAAGTAAAATTAAATCTACAAATATATATGGGTATGGAAAAGAGGCTACAAAAGAAGCTAAAGAAGGAATGAAAGAGGGTATAAAAGAGCGTGGTTGGTCACCTGAGAGTTTAGCTGCTGATATTGGAATGTCATATATTAGTGCTCTTGTTCCTAAGATTGGTGTTGATCCTACTACTAAAGAGATTGGCGTAAAAAGTGGTGATCTTGGGGAAAAAATAAGTGAGGCTTGGAAAGGAAAAGATTTATCAAAACTTAAATTACTTGAGTTTGGAGATAAAGGATTAATACCAACAAGTGTATCAAGAATGAAACAGGCAAAAATGCGTGGAGCAGAGGAAGGATATGAAGAATTCTTATCGAAAACAGCCGATGTAAGACATAAAAGTCTTTTAGCTGAAATGGATAAGCTTTATGGTGGTGATAAATCAGAAGCTTTCAAGAATGTATCTTTTATGCCCGAAGGATATGGAGTAGATGTAGAAACTATAGCTAGAGAAAATATAAGTAAATTACCTACAGCACCACCTTTGTCTTCAAGTTTAAGTTGGAGAGACGCTGACATTAAGCAGTATGATAAGTATGGTAGCTTTGGAGAGCATATAGGCAAAACACCTCAGCAGGTGGCTCAAGAATTGGGTGAGAAATTTTATGAACAGTATGAAGGTTTTGGCCCAGAAGGGACTCCAATGCCTAGACGACCTAATGTGCCATTTGCATCTGAAGATACATTTGATGATCCATCTTCAAAAGCTTTAATGGATTTTATAACTACCACAGAAGGTGTTGCTCCAGATACTACCGATATGGATATTGAAATGTATAAACAACTATTTGATCCTTCTCCAGTTGGGGCTGATTTTACTGAAATAGGGGGATTTACTCCATCTGAAAGTTTTGCTACAGATATTTCAGCAACAATGCCTGTCTTACGTGATATGCCAGCACAACCAGATGTATTACCATATAGTCCTTTTGATTTTCCTTTGCCAGACAGACAAGGGAGTTCACTTGATACCTCAAGTATTCTTCAAAGTATTTATGGAAAAGGTAAAGGATTTCAACTACCGCAAACTAGTGCTGAGAAATTACAACAAGAAATGCAGTTACATAATAGACTTGACTTTCAACAAGGTGGTCAAGTTCCAAAATATAAAGGTGGTGGAACAATTGCAGATTATTTTGATGCAAAAGGTTCAACACTTGGTGGTAGCAACAAACAATCATTAGCAGAAATGTTAGAAAGGATATAATTATGTCTAATGGAGGTACTTTACGTGATCCTGGTTTTTCTAATCCTAGTGCACCACATGTAGCAACAAGAACATGGGAGGCTGGTGAAAGAATAACTGTTGGTCAAGGTCGTCCAGGTGATGACGACCAAGCTCATATAACATTTTATGATATTTATGAATGGGATGGTTCTCGATTTAATGATACAGGGGAGACTACTCAATATAGGGGTGCAGGCTCTAGTGACGATACTTCAAATCATTATGGTAGCGTTCTATTAGCTAATGAATCATATATGCCTGAGGAAGACTTTGAACGCACAGATTGGGGTGCTGCAAATATTTCTGCTGAAGATTTTGTTGATGCTCAGGGTAATCCACTTACAGTTCAAACAGTTTTTGATAATATAAAAAATAAAATCCCTGGATTTGTGTCAGGAAAAGTTTCGCAAGATGAATTGCTAGCTCAAATTAACAAGATGCTCCCAAAGTTTCAAGGAGTGTCTCAAGAAGATAAAGACTTTTTAAAGCGTGAGCGTGCTCTTGAAGAAAGAGGTGTACAGCAAACATTTGGTGAGAGTATGTATGGTCTTCAAGAAAGTGCTTATGATATTAGTGGTGCTCCCACTACTGGTGCTGGCATGAGAGGAAAAATACGTGGGCAAAGGGCACTAAAGAGTGGAGCTGAATCTGCATATGGTACATATGGACTTGGTATGGATCGAGCTGAACTTGGTGAAGAAAAGGGATTATATGGACTCAAAGAACAAGCAATGGGAGCTTATGAAACTGAGATAGAAGACTGGATGGGAGGAGCTCCAGCAGGTTGGTTCAAGGGTGGGGGTAGAGTACCAAATAAAGAAGAAACATTTTTACATTTTTTAACACAGCTACCAGATGCAGGAGGTACTTAAATTATGGCAAGTGATATGATGAGACAAATTGAAATGGAACTTGCAAAGCGAGAAAAATCAAAACAAATTAATCAGCCTTGGTGGGTAAAGCCTATAGCTTCTGCTGTTGCAAATATCCCAGTTGCACAACAACAAGCTGCTACGTTTAAATATGAGCAATATGGACGAGAACTTTTGGCACAACAAAGATTTGATGCAAGGCTAAGTATGCCTATGATGAATGCATTATCTGATGAATCTATGTATACAAATAAAGGTATTGATGAATTAGAAGCAAATCTTACTAGAATTAAAAATGAAGACATGAAGAGATTTCCAAATCAGTCTGCTGATTTTATAGACATTTATGATAAAAAGATTAATAAATTAAAGGAGTATAGATCGCTAAATAATCATTATAATTATTTTACTTCCTATAAAATCCCTGAAACCGAGAAGCTCCTTCTTGATATTACCGAGGAGTTGTCTGGCCTTGATTGGGATGACTTATATGCAGATGATGCTGATAAAAAGCTAGAGCTTAAAGAAAGGTTGTATAAAGGAACACAAGAAATATCTGAATTTAAAAAGTTTATGAAGAATAATGCAGATTATTTTTCAAATAATAGGAGCTTTAGTGCTGACAATGACAGGGTTAATATTAACTTGATTGGAGGGTATAATCAACTTTTAAAACAAATTAATACATTTGATCCAATGGGTACTATTATATCCGAAGACGAACAAAGAATGATGATCCAATCTATAAGAGATGGAAACCCAGATGAAATAAGGGGAAGGAATGAAACTATTGCGTCTGCTGCAAACTCAAGGCAACAAGGCTATCAAGATCAATTTACGAATGCTTATAGCCAGCATGTTAAAAATACTATTGTAGTAAATTCCCCTGACTTTCAAAAAGCAGCAGCGACAATGGATGAGAATGCAAAAGAAAAACATAAAGAATATGAGAAGGGAGACATTACATTAAAAGAATATATTGATTGGGTAGACGATCCTTTAAATTGGCAGTTTCCCCTTCCTGAAGATGGAACTCTAATAAATGTTTCTGAGGTAAGGAAGAATCAAGTCTCTCTTGAGCAAATGATGGATGAAGCCGATGCTAATTTTGAAAAAGAAACAGGAAGTAAATATTCTGAGTGGATGGGTAAACGTACTCCTTGGAGAAAGTCGAAGGAAGAATTAGATTTAGATAGAGAAGCACAACTTAAAGAAGATGTTAAAAAAATACTTCCTTCTGGGAAACTTCCCGATGTTGGCGTTGGTGTTACTCCTACAGGCGAAGAATCTTTTGCTGTTTCAGAGCTTCATAAGCCTGTTACTCCAGAAGTACCTACTATGCCAGCTGGTGAGCCACGCAAATTTAGTGAATGGAATAATCCTGGTAATTTAAAATTTGCTAATCAAACTGATGCTACGGGCAAAACTCCAACTGGATTTGCAACATTTGATACTCCAGATTCTGGATGGCAGGCACTATACAATCAAATTGAAGCTGATAAAGGTAGGAATGATACATTAAAACAATTTATATATGGCAAGGGTGATGGCGATTATGGGTACACAGCAACTGATAGGGAAGTATATTTAAAAAACTTATCTAAGGAACTAAATTTATCTCCTAATGCTAAAATAGACACTGTTTCTACAGAGAAACTTGCCAATGCGATTGCTAAGCAGGAAGGATGGAAAGGGGATTTTCCTAAAGCTAAAGAGCCTAAGCCTAAAGTTGATGAATATACATTATATAAAATTGATGATGGGAAACCAGTTGTACCCTCAACTAGCAAACCATTTATAAAAGCACAGTCTAATTTAGCTTCAGTTGTATCAGATAAATTTAGTAAATTAAGTGCATCAGAAAAAAACAAATATAAAGGTTCTAAGAAAGAAGCTACACAACAATTTGTTAAAGATAAATTTGAAAAGTGGTTAAGGAAAAGTGGTAGATATGGAAAACCATATGCAGAAGGTGATTATAAATATTTCTTTAAAACAAAAGATTATAGTAAAAGAGTTTGGTATCCTGGGGCATTTAAAAGAGCATCGCTCTTAGCAGAGCCATCTGATTTGAGTCCTTTGGAATATGCCAAGGAACGGATAGACTTAATATATTCTCCTGATGTTGTTGCTACTGATGCTGGATATGCCAAATTTGCAAAAGATTTTGATGCATTTAGAAAATTTTTACAGGAGTCTTAAATATATATGGTAACACGTGAACAGTATGTAGCTGACCTTAGAAAGAGACATCCCAATATATATAGCTCTACAATGCCTGATGAGTTTATTTACCATATGGGTAGACAGTCCGATCCTTATGCTGACGTAGAAGATTGGGAAGAAATGGGATATGTTGGTGGCAAGAAAACTTATGCTCCGCAGGCAGATGTATCTCCATCTGGATGGAATGAGTTAGTGTTAAAGGATATTGATGATGATTCATGGGAATGGGTTAAACATGCTTATGCAAATTCTCTTCAAGGCACATTAGATCAATGGTATAATGGTAAGCTTGATTATAATATTGAAAGAGATTATGATGAATTAAATATAGGCGAGAAAATACTTGCTGGCGTTGGAAGTTTTATGATGCCACTCGATCTTCTTACATTGCGAATTGGTGCTCCTTTCGTTGGTTCTGTTATGGGTGCTGGTCTTAAAGCTGCTGCTAGTAAAGCTGGTGCAAAAGAAGTTGCTGAGAGTGCTATTGTTAAAGGGCTTATAGGTAAGGCAAATGCTTTAGGCAAAAAGGCTGGTCTTGCTGAGGGTTCTCTTGGGATTGGTCTTAATAAAGCAATAATGAGTGGTAATACAATTGGATTGTATGAAGCTGCTAAAGGAGGATTAGCTGCTGACATTGCGGGTGATGATCCATTTGAAGGTATTGCTCATGGATATGTTCATGGTGCTATGATTGGTGCTGTTATGGGTGGTGTCGGTGGTGCTATGGAATCTAATTTTCTTAGATACAAGATGTTAAAAGAAATGAAGATTGGGAAACGTCCTGACGCTGGTGGTGGTTTTGGCAAGCAATACACAGTTCCAGAGCTTGAAAAATTAATGAAGTATACTGGAAAGCATGGACAATATGCTGCTGAGGTTGCATCTCTCCAAGCATTTAATATAGCTGATACAATTAAAAATGGTGAGCTTAAAGGCGATCAGCTCTTAGAACAATTAATTGTTGATGCTGGCTTTGTTAAGTTAATGGGTATTAAAAATAAAACTTTAAGTAGGACTATCCCCATATTAAAAGAATATAGAGCATCGCTTGATAAATTCTATGATGATTTTAAAAGAACTCGTGACATGGGTACTGAAGCTCCTTTTAATCCTAAGAGTCAGGTATTTAGTGAAAAGAGCGAGATAAATAATATTATTCGTGAGACAGAAGGTAAGTCTGATGCAGAATCATTAAAGATTGCAGATACTATGAGGCAAGCCAAAAGAGATTTAGAAGATAATTTGAAAATAGAAAGTTCTTCTGACCTTTTGAAAAAATTAGTGCATGCTGATGATCTTATAAATAAATTAAACTATCATGAAATGAGGCTCAAGGACAATCTTTCTATAAAAGATGCTACAGAACAAAGACGTAAAATACAAGAATTAACTAATGATATTTTTGAGTCACAAGGTGTGATAGAGGAGGGTCTTAAAACTGCAAATGTTAGTGAGGCAAAGTTATTAGAGTGGAGGGCAAAACTAGATAATGCATATGTTGAAGGTGGAAACCTAGAAAAAGAAGCTATTGGAAGAAAAGTTACTGCTGATGAACAATTTAAAAAAGACAAGGAAGATGCACGTGCATTATATAGCATGGAAGATAAGAGCACAAGAAGGTCTCCAGAAGATTTTAAAAATGATATTTTGTCAACTCCTGAGTTAACCAAAATATATATAGATGCCCAAAAAAATGCTAAAAGACTAGCAGGAGAAGATGTTGCTGACATCATCATTAGAAAAACTGGCGGTGCTGATATTGAGAGGCAAAGAGCAAAAGTCTTAGAAATAAAGAAAGATATTGAATCCTTAAAAAAGCCATTAGAAAAAGATTTTGAAACCAATGAATTATATAAAACATCAAAAGAAAACTATAATAAAAAACAAACAGCACTTAAAAGATTAGATCAATATAAAGATAAGGTATCAGAAGATGATCTTAATGCTCTTTTTCAATATGCAAGTGAGGGTGGATGGAATACAGAGTACTCAAAAACTGTAGGTGATTTTTTAAAATGGGTTAAAGACAACAAGAGAAAAGAGTGGGCAGACGTTACAAACCAAGATGTCTACGACTACAATAACAACGTTATTTTAAAGAGAAAGGGTAAAAATAAATTAACATCTAAAGATATAAGTCCTTTTTCTACATTCGGTGCTTGGTCTAAGGGCAAGTGGACGAATAAAAATGTAGTTGAGGGCATTAGTTTTGAAGAGGCAAATAAGGCAAGATTTGAAAAAGTAATAAAACGTGAGATAAAAAGTAGTGCACTTGATGCTATAACTCCAGAAAAAATAGAATCAGCAAAAAAGGTGGCAGGCAAAGAGGGTGGCGTACTTACAGAGCTTGCTAAATTTGGACTTAGAAGGGAAGAGGTTAATAAATTTAGATTATCTGATATAGCAAAAGAAGAAGGAAAGGATGGTCGCTATTATATTGATACCTCTAAAATAAAGAAGAAGGGAACTGTAACTAGACCGCTTCTCATTCCAAAAGCCCTTGCTGAAAAACTATTTGCATTACGTGATTTCACTATTGATGACTTAGGAAAAGTTCCTAAAAATAAAAATAGAGTTTTATTTGGTGGTAAAAAAATAGAAAAAGTTGTTGATGGTAAGAAAATAAAAAGAGGTATTCTTGCAGAAGTTGGAGAGCATATATGGGGCAAAGGGGCTAATTATAGAGATGCTAGGACAATACTTTCGCAGCTTGGATTAAAGGCAAAAAGTTTTTCACCTGAAGAAGTAGGTTTTACTATTGGAGATGTTCAAGGTGCAATAGCTAAGATTTATCAAATGAGGGATATGCCTCTTAGAGAGCAGTTAGATATTATTGAAAGAGTGTTTGTATCTTCAGGTGCTTTAAAGGAGGGCGAAATTCCTACTGTAATACCTAAAGAGCCTAAAGCTGAGTTAAAAGGGGATGCTATAAGTGTAATAGATAGAGCTGCAAGGAATAAGAATAAAGAAGATTTTTTAAGGAGCGAGCATGATGTTGATATAGGAAGTATTGTTGCTTTAGATAGAAAGTTTTTAGAAGGAACTCCAAAATCTAGAACTCCAGATGCTCCTATAATTGTAGGTATAAGGGATGGGAAGGTAACAATATTAGATGGTTTACATAGATATTATGAAGCATTAGATGCAGGAAGGAAAACTGTAAGGATAAAATTTGCCAAAAATGAAGGAATTGAAGCCTTATATGATAAAGTAGTAGGAGAATTTCCAGATAAACCACCTGCTCCGCCTGCAAGAGATGTAGATATTGCTGTTGGATATATTAAAAAATCTAAGATACCACATGAAAAGCCTTCACTTGCTGGCAAGTTAAAAGGCATGATTAAGAAAGAACAAAAGTCTGACTTAGAAGATAAAAATATTGTCATCAATGCTCTTAGTGGAACTCCTGAAGCTTCTGGGTATAAGATAGCTGCTAGGCAAATTGTTAATAATTTTATAGAGAGGCACATGGAATGGCGTGACTTTGTAAGTAAAAATCCAAATGCACTTAAAAAGAATCCTAATATTGGTGACGTTGCTTTTCATAGTGAGTGGATTAAGAATTATAAATATGTATTAAAAGCATTAGAAAAAGCTCCAAGCAAGCTAGAGTATAGTGAATTTGCAGGTAAAAAAGAAAGGAATAGGCTTGTTGGTATTGCCAAAGAGTTGCAAAAGAATATTGGTATTTCTGAGGGTGAAAAACAATTAGGTAAGAAGGCTTATGAAAAACAATTGTTTGAAGATACTGAAGGTCTTTTTGGTAAAGGCGTAAAGTCTCTTAGTCGTGATGCAGAAAATGCTCTTAGTACTGACAATCTAACTGATTATATTAACTTCATAGGAAGCGAGAATTATTTAAAAACAAATAGAAGGTGGAGAGGTAGGAAGCAAGTAGCTGATGATCTTGCTACAGAATATGGTGTAAAGAATTCTGAGATAAAAGAAAAGCTTAAATCTATTGGTGTCAAGGATGGTGAGTGGGAAAATATTCAAACTAAAAGTACTGTTGATTATATATTAAGTTGGATAAGTGGGCATGAAAAATTACAACCAGAAAAATCACATTCTGATATGATGATAGAAAAAATGCATTCAGATACATTTGGTAAATTTCCAGGTGCTGTTAGAAGAGTTTTTACGAGTCCAATGCAAGTATTTTTTAATGAAAAGCTAGCAGGGAAAGGTGGTCAGAGGATTATTCAACCATTCTTAGATAGGCTTGTGACTAAAAGAGCTGTTGTAGCAATAAAAAATAAGTATACCAATCTAATTAAAAAAGAAGTTCCCAAGATAAAAGACATGGATTTAGCTATTCTTATAAAAGACCCTGAAATACAAAGGTTTTGGAGAAAAAATGGTGAACTCACCTCTGAAGAGATAAGGAGAATAGATAATTCTTATAAAGAAGGTACTTGGGAGTATAGGGTTAAGAAACATTTAGAAGATTATTTTGATGAAATTTGGGGACTGTGGGGTAAGTATGGAGAAGAGGTTACAAAAAATCCTCGCATAAGGGAACAGCTTGAAGACTTGCGTGGGAAAATGTACCAAGAAGATTACCATGTGAGAAAAGTAAATCCAAAACTACTTGAAGCTATAGAGTCTTCTACGAAGTTTTTTGATGAAGCCATAGGGCTTGAAAAGATGATGGCTGAGGAAACCACAAAGTATATCAATGCTCAAATAAGAAAGAATATAAAAAAGCCTGTAAAAAAAGATTTTAAGAAAGACTCGCAGTTTAAAAAGGCTCTTGATAAATATAAAGATGATGTGAGTGAAGAGCGGGCAAGACTTAAAAATGACGATACGACTAAAGCTACTGTTGCAGATATAGTATATAATTATATGACAATGAAGCCACATAAACTTGAAAATCCAGCTTTCATGGAACGTGGTGTATTATTCCCAAGATACGTTACTATTAAAGATGCAAAAGGAAAGACTCAGAAAATTAAATCTTATTTAGAAAATTGGAATGATAGCTTTGATTATTATGGAAATTCACAGGCAGATCATTTATCAACATGGAGACATGTTCCAGAATTTTCATCACTTGGAAAGAAGCTAAAGGTGGGTAGTTGGAAAAATAATCTATTGGATTATTTGAGTGGAAGAGCAAAAGCACCAGATGGATTAAAGGTGGATTCTAAGTGGGCTGATTATATTGGCATGTGGTTAGAATCAACGCTTGGCATGGAAGGTTCTTATAAAGAAAGGCATAATAGGGGATTATATAGGTTTGGCGGAATATTAGCATCTACTGGTGCTGTTTCGGGTATGTCAACACCAATTGTACCTGGTTTTAAGAATGTAACAGTTGGTTTTACCTTTGATATGGCTATAAGACCTTTACGAACTACTCTTCAGGGATGGTTAAAGACTTTTGATCCAGTTCACAGAAAAGAACAAGGCGAAAAAGGTTATACAAATTTCATGGATACTGTCACTAAAACTCAAAAAAGTATATTTGAGGAAATAGGACTAACAGAAAAATTACCTTTAGGAAAATATTTAACAACAGAGTCTATATTTAAAATTAATTTAGTTTCGCCAACGGAAGATATAGCTAGAATAGGCTCTAGTACTGCCAATAGGATGTATGCACAGCAACTTGTTGATGCTATTAAAGGTCATAAAAATGTAGTTCATAAATATATGGGCAAAAAAATGCTTAACAAGCAATTTGAATTTACAGCTAAAAATTTATTTAGATGGACACCAGAAGAAATACAATTTATTAAAAAAACAAAGTATGAAGACTTGAACTCTAAAACTAAAACTAATCCATATACAGAGACTAACAACTCTTATCAATATGCATGGATGATGAAAAAAGCAGAGTTTTTTGGACAAGGGGCTACACAAGGTCTTACTGATCCAATTACATTACCTCTTTGGATGAGTTCTGGGGCGTGGAGACCTCTTACACTTTTTACAAGAATGGCTACATCTGCTACGGCAGGAATGTGGACAAATGTATTTAGACCTATATGGGAAGTAGGGAATGTAATGCCACTTGTTAGATATTCTGCTGGCTCTGTATTTACAGGTGCAGGTTTATATGCATTCTATAAATACATTATGGGTCAAGATCAAATGCATGAGATGAGTGATGATAAATGGAAGACAGTTCTACAAATGGCATGGAGAGCAGAGTTTCTTGGAATGTTTTCTCATATACTTAATCCTCATTCATCTCCAATATACGGAGGGAATAATGATACAAAGTTTGGTGTAGACCCCAGTTTTGCTACAGATTTCTTTGAGCCATATATGATTAGAGGTGCAAGGTCTTTGGTTGAAGGTGTATCCACAGTAATGACTGATCCTACCAATCCAAAGGGATGGACTGATGCTATGAAGCATGTAACCAAGACAAGCGTCTCTATAGTTGGACATACATCTAGGCAATGGGATAGATTATTTTACCCAGAGGTGAAGGAATGGAACAAATTTAGAACTGCTGCTCGCTCATTTAAAAAAGAAAAAGGTTATGATACTCCTCAGTTTAAACTAAACACAGCACGTCAAGTATACTACAGAGATTTAAAAAATAATTTTTGGAGAGGAGATGAGAAAGAATTTGCTAAATCTTACTATGCAGCATTGGCACAGATAGATACGGAGATGCTTAGAGATGGCTATATAAGTCAGGGGTATAGAAGAAAGCAGGCAATGAGAAGTATTGAACAATCATTAAAAAGTATGAATCCTGTCAATTTTAGTGCCGAGGTTAAAGGAAGAGAGATGTCTAAGCGTAGTGAGTTTTTGAATTATTTAAAGAATTATGATAATGACGTATATAGACAAGCTTTAAATTCTGAGAAAACCTTTAACTTTAAGCTTAGGAAATTGTTGTCAACTGTACAGCAGTCAAAGTATAAACTTAATTACTCTCCATACTACGATAGGTATTAATACTTATCCACCTTTAAAGCATTCCTTTTAATAATATCTTTCTTTATTAAGTATGCCAGCTTTTCCTTGTTGTCTCCATTACCAACAAACTTAACAGGCTTAAATGGTTCTACTACTTGTCTCAATGTCTCAGGCGTTATCCATATATAAATCTCACCATCATCAAACACCCAGTAGTCTGCTTCGGTAGTTGAAAGTGCGGAAGGCTTACCATTAAACTCAATCTCAACAACTATATTACCTGTATAGTTTGATTTCTTATCTTGCTTTACTTCTATTTTCTTTTTAGTCTCTGGTACATATATATCATAGCCTTTACAGTATCCTTCCATGACATGTGCTTTAGGATACTTCTTTTTTATCTTAGCACATACAGCATCTTCACTTCTATGTCCAATGTTAAGTGAATCTTTAAAGTTCTTGCCTGCCTGTTTATTTGTTATTATTTCTACTAATTCTCCATTCATGACTTCTATCTCTCCAAATATTCTTCGTATGTCTGGTAGTAATTTGTGACATTTATGATAGTTCCCTTCACTATCAATGTAATACAGCTGATTAACAGCCTCTGTAGTGCCCATTTATGGGACTTTCTCCATTTTTGTAGGGTCTACCCAAGGTAAATCATATTCCGTGCTTAAATGTGCCTCTATCCCATGTATTGCAATTAGTATTGCATCTGCTGTCTTTAGTGTGATCCCTTTTGTTTCAGGACATTTATCTATTGCCATTTTCTTTAAAATTCTTTTTCTTACATCCTTTGGTAGTCCCTTTTTTATATCAAAATGTGACTGCCATATCTTTGGAGTAACAAGTATTGGATTTAGTTCATGTGATGCTAGCACTCCCTGCCATTGTCCATAGTTTTCACCGAATGTAAATGAGCCAGCCCTACCATCTGTAGGGAATGCCCATACCTTTTCCATAAATACTTTTGTCCTGTATGCTGCGACATCATTGAGACAAAGCCCAATTAGTGTTGCCATATCGTTAACTGTTTTAGGGCAGTTGTGTACCCTTACTATCTCATCTGTGATAACAGATATTCCCCCACCTTTTCCTGGGTCAATTCCAATTACTTTTCTGAATGGACTCTTCATCTAAAATGGAATCTCATCTTGCTGTATTTCTGTTAGTGGTGGTGTGAACAGTTCATCTTCATTGTTATACATTTTACATTTGTCTCCATCATATGCCATTTGTACTGAGCCTGTTTCTCCGTATCTTACTTTCGCAGCTACAAGTACTAATTCATTCTTGTTTTCTGGCTTAGCTGTTGCTGGCACTTTGTATGGATAATAAACAAAGAATACATTCTCTGCAACTTGCTCAATAGCACCGCTTTCTGCGAGGTCTGATAATTGTGGTCTTGGATTCCCTCTCGTCTCTAAAGCTCTGTTTAATTGTGATGCTAAAATTACTACACAATTATATTCTTTTGCAATCCATTTGTAGTCATTTACTATACGTTCTAACTGCAATCTTCGTTGATCTTCTTTTCCTGTTGGAGTTATAAGTTGGATATAATCATCAAATATTACATCAGGTTTAAACTTTTTTATTTCTGTTGCTGAAGATGGGAAGTCTCTTATCTTATCGTACATGCGGAAACGATCTGTACTATATTTCTTTGCAATGTAGTCACGTACTCTATCAAGCTCTTGCAATTGTTTCGTGTCATATATACCTTGACGTATCATTCCATACGAAAGTCTGCCTGACTCCAATGCGAGAAGTTTTTTCAACACTTCTACGTTTGTAAGTTCCCTGTTAAACAAAAGAACTTTTCGTTTTTGGGATAAAATATTTGAGAGTAAATTTAGCAACATGGTAGATTTACCATGACCAGGCCGTCCACCTACTATTGTTATCTCTCCTCTTGTAAGACCACCTGCAAATTTATCAACATCAGCAAAGCCAGTTTTGACAAGTAGTTTGTCCGTATTTCTTATTGATTCTATTGCATCACCAAGAGCTTCATTAATATCAAAACTACTATCTGGCCTAAGACTTATAAGTTCTCCAATAGATGTATGGGCTGTGACAAGCACATCTAAAGCATTTACTTTATTGTCCATAGCCTTTTTTTCTATTTCTTTAGCTGATTCAACAACAAGACGTAAAAGATACTTCTCATATATTTTCTTTGCATATATCTCTGCCGTGCTTTTTGTGCCTGAGTTCTGCGTACAGTCAACAACAAATATATTATCAACTCCCATTGCTATATTAGCAGCATCTAAATTAGCAGAGATAGTCATAAGGTCAATATGCTCTCTTCTCTGTATCATGCCAGCAAGCACGCTCCACAGTACTTTACACTTATCATCATACCACACCCCATCTGATACTATATACTTCGCTATATCATTAAATTTGGAAGGATAGTTAATAACAGTTCCAATTACAGCAAGTTCTATTGTTACATCATTTGGGAGTTCTTTTGTCATATTAGAATATTTCCTCTTGTGCTGTCTTAGTGTTTATAAATTTGGCGTAGTCTTTATTAAGCTCAATACCTATCCATTTTCTGCTAAGTCTTTTAGCCACATTTGCTGTTGTACCACTACCCATGAAAGGGTCTAACACCACATCCCCTTCTTTTGTTCCAGCTTTTATACATAGTTCTGGTATCTTTTCGGGGAAGACTGCGAAGTGAGCCTCACCTGATTGTGCGGTATTAATACTCCAAACATCTCTTTTGTTCCTAAATTCTCCAGTCGGCTGCGATACTGCTGCTATAGAATTTGCAAGAAGTTCACCTCTTCTACTGTCTTTTCTTGCTCCTCTATTGTCACCTGCAAATACAGCCTTCTCTTGTATTGCTTTATAATCAAAATAATACTTGGACTTTAATGACAATAAGAATATATATTCATGGGACTTAACACATCTATCTTTTACAGCTTCAGGCATAGGATTAGGCTTGTGCCATATAATATCTTGGCGTAGATACCATCCATCTTTCTGAAGTGAAAAAGCCAGCATCCAAGGGACACCAGTTAAATCTTTTATTTTAAGTCTTGAATGTTTAGGTGGTGCTTTACGATGCATTCTATAGTTGTGACCTGTTTCATCACTTGTTATAGAATTTCCACCTTCCCAGTGTCCACCTTTAGCACCGAAGTATGTGTCTCCAATATTGATCCACAAAGTACCATCATCTTTAAGTACACGTTTTGCTTTACGGAAAAAGGCTGTAAGTTTAAGTACAAAGTCTTCTGGTACAAGCTCCTCGCCAAGCTGTCCACCCACCTTATAGTCTCTGAGACCCCAATAAGGAGGAGATGTGACAATTGCTTGCACTGACTTTTCTTCTATCTCATCTATTTTTTCAAAACAATCACCAATCAGTAACACTATTTCTCTCCAATAACTGTGAATACCTATTCATGGTGACCTTGATGAGTCGTGATGTAATCTTTACATCATTTTCTGTGTGCCCACCAATATCATCGAGGAATTTTTGTAACTGTTCCTCGTAAAAAGATATTAACCAGTCTTGGAGTTCTTGTTCTGATCCAAATTTGTTTGCGAATTTTCCCAAGCTAACGCCTCTGTTATTACTTTTCCTATTTCTTCTTCGTCAACTTGATTTACTTTATACAGTGAATTACCATCTTGCATTTCCAATGGTTGTATGGGTTGATTTTTATAATACACACCCCAGTTTTCACTTTTAAGTATATTCACTATTAGTTCTACTATATCCATGATCTTTTGCCTTCGTTGTTGTCTACGTTCTCTGCATGCTTCTATTTGAGCTTCCGCACACAAAGCTTTTATATAATCAAGGTGCTTTGTACCGCCTGAATCTATATATACAGTATCAAGTTCCTCTCTTATCTTCAGATCGTTGTTTTTCAAACCCTTCTACCTTTGCCTTGACGAACTTATTAAAGCTTTCTGTCTCTCCTTTATGTTCTAAATATAAGGCAATTACTCTTCTCGTTTCAAGGCTTTCTTCTCTTAAAAAGAGAATGTCATTGTGAAGTCCAATAATAGCATTGGTAGTTTCTTTATTAGTTAATTTCTTTTTACTCAAGTACTCTGTCTTTCTTTGCTTTTTTCATATTTTTTGTACCAAACTGTTCTTTGTAGGCACAATCTCTACATATAGTTATTTCATCACCAGTGAACCAGCTTTTCCAGAGAAACTTATTTTTTTTTGTGTATGACTTGCACATATAACATTCGTATGTTATCTTTGGACTTATCTCTAATAAAGATATTGTCGGAACTGCCATATTTTCTTTTTAAGTATTCTCTTAGCCTCTGCTCTGGTGTTTTACGCAATTATGCTATAGCTTCAGTTTTTTTCCGTGTAGTTTTTTTACTTCTTCCAGTAGTTGGTGTAAACTTTTTATCTGGCTTAACTTCTACACCTTCTGTTGCTATATTTTTAGTATTGTTTTCTGTTAAATCTATATGATGCATTCTTGTTTGTATTATTTCTTCAAGTGCATCTTCTATAAGTTTTACTCTGCTTTCTAAACTATTTATACTATTTTCCATATCAATAGCTCTGCCCATTATTTTTGCTCCCTTATTTTGTTGTTGTATTTCGACTAATTTTGCTGATATATATACAGCACAATCTAATGCTTCTTCTAATGCTTCTTGTACAAAATTTCTACCATCACTTGTAACATTCTCATGTCCATATTTTTTCTCACCTTTAATCAGGCGTTTACCTACAAGGTTTAGTATCTCAGTGTTCATTCTTTCTCCTCTTTTATTACAGGTAAATATGAATGTAATATCTCTTCCATTATATCAAGTCTCTTTTGTAGGTCTTTTTTTTCCTGTACTAAATGTTTTATTATATTCATAAACTCATAGTTATCCACAGCGATCACAAATTATTCTCTTTAATCCATAGGTAGGAAAATCATCATAGTAATATACATTTTTTCCTTTGCCCGCATAAAATACATTCTCGTGAGCCTTATTGCATTTTACACAGTAGCATACTCTAAAGCGACTGTAGTCATGGTCATTTGCCCTCTTCTTATATTTTATTTTAGCCATCTCATATGGGTCTGTTTGTATTAACCAGCCATTTTGTGTGTCTTTCATTTATCTCCTTTTTACGTTAAAGCAGGTAGCTATGAGGTTTTGTGCGGATACACTATGTTGTTGTCCAATCAAGAAGCGTACCTGCTTAACGTATAGCCCAAAGCAATAATATCATTACCGCCTTATCAAGTATCCATAGTAAGATGAGTATTGACAGTTTAGTTTCGTTACTTACTTTATTCATAAATCTTTAAGGGCTGATACTTTCACCAGCCCTTATTTTTAAATTTAGGGGAGCACCTTAAGGAAACTCCCCAAAGGAGTCCAAGCATGGAATATACTCGAACTTAGATGCTGCTTTGCTTTCGCTAGGTGAGCCAACCTATTACTTTTTTAAATACCTATACACTGTAGCTCTGCTTATGTTAAGCTTTTTAGCCACAGTATCAGGCTTCATTTTTAAAGCCTTTACAGCCATCTGTGCAAGCTTTTTCTTTAACCTAGAACGGAAGATCATGTGTAGTGGTTTCTAATTGTTTTCCATCTGTCCACAATTTAGTAAACTTACATCTGTAGGATGGAACAGTTTCACCTTTTTCATTAATCCAATCTTTTCCACGTCCCACAACCGCAGTTACAGGAGTTCCGTTAAGATCAGTTTCTTTAACATCTGGTAAAAGTTGAACTCTAACAGTTTTACCATTTATTGTACGATCTTCAGTTTGTATTTCCATTCCAATAGATTGACAAAACATCAAGTATCTTTTATTGCCTTCGGCATTAGACTCAAATTTGTCAGTATCTGTTGGCTCTAAGAACCTAAATATACCATCAGAAACTATATCCCAACCAACATAGTGTTCGCCAGTTATTTGTTTTGTAGTTCCCTCTTTACTTGTTATCGTGTATGCTTGGGTTCTATTTTCAGGTGCAACATGTACTTTAAAGTTAAATATACGTGCCTTAAAAGTTCTGTTGTCCTTTGTGAACTCTCTTGTTAGACTACGAGCATCAGTAATATGTCCTAGATATTCACCAGCTACCTTTGGAATATACTCATCTCTCTCTGCTGTACCATTTTCACTTGGTATAAACAGAGCTTCTTCGTGTTTTAGCGTTTCAGTCATTGTAGACATTTAATCTCCTTATGTGTTTGTGTAATGTTCCATAACTTTCTGGAAATTACCTTGGTTTATTACTCCACTACTTATCTGCTTAATAACTTGATACCTTAGATCAGGTTCTACCTTTTTATCACCTAGCAGGCTAAGTAATTCTTTTTGTTGTTTATCATTTATTGGTGGACTTGGAGGCAAGTCTTCACCAGCAAACAAATGAATACCAAGACCATGAAGTGCAATAGCCTTAGCTAAACATCTCTGTATACTTGTATTAATCTGAAATGCATTAGGTGCTGCAACAGGTTTATTTTGATGGTCAAGTACGGGATGCACCTGTGTTGCATCTACATCATCAACAGTTACAGTTACCTTAACAAAATAACCACACTCTGTGGCTATAAATGGAACACCATTATCACCATACTCATGTACTGTCCACGTAGCACTTGGATGTTTTTTCTTTAATTCTCTTACAGCATAAGCCCAGCTAAGATAACTAAACTTACCTTTTTTCTCGATATGTTTAGTAACATCTACTTGGTCAAGTTCTGTAAAGTAGTTTGTTTTTTTAGTTGCCATGTTTCTCTCCTATTTAAAACTTTGGTGGATTACAGTGATCTTTAAACTGACAATATCCACAAGACCAACTGTACGCAGGTGATGTACCAAGTTGGAACACTGGTAAACCCCTTGCATGTTCTGCGTTAATTGAATGCCAATATTTTCTAGCCTTATCAAGATAAACATTTGGTATAATCTGTTCTCTTATATCAGAGTTATCTTTGTTATAATATATTATTGACATACTGTCAAGATTCCCATACTTTTTTTTTAATGCAAGTCCATAAGTAGCAACCTGTAAGAAGTGATTTCTATTTTCTAATGGAATTGCATTCTTTTTATTGAACTTTTGTCTGAACCCCCATGTTGAGGATGTTTTCAGGTCATACAATCTGTTAATACTATCTGTATTCGAAGCCGAGCAGTCTCGCATAAATATGTCATAAAAACCACGGACTTTGAACTCAGGTAATTTAATCTCCCCTTCCGTGTCAAATTTTTTGACGCTCTGTACAGCAATATTTATTTTATTAGGTTCTATATTAATATTATTATTATTAATATTATTATAATATATTAATGCGTTCTGAATATCTTCGTGAATAATTGAGCCAACTCTCATAATTCTTGAGCTTTTCTCATTTGGTGGATTGGATGGGACTGCTTGCTCTACAGACTCATAGTACAACTTACGAGAACAAAAACCAGCACCACTCGCATGATACCAGCTTTCATTACCATCATACCTGTTCTTTCTGTTTTCCTCATTTTTGTGCTCTAAATATTCATGGTATATCTTTTCAATCATTTACTTGCGGGTTCTTTCAGCTTGCACGTGTGAACATACCCCTCAATCAACTCTTCTATTTTCTCTCTGTATGTTGGACAGCCATCACGTATGACTTTTATCTTGAATTTATCCCACAGAACACGTTTAATTTTGAACTGGAAATGTGTAAATTCCTTGTCGGTCTTATTCATTATTACCTCTATTTCTCATTGAGAATTGTAGTTAAAATTACATTAGATTATATGACACTACAAACATATATTTATAAATATATTAAATATTTATTTATATTGAGGAGAGTCTCAAATAATCTCATTCTTGTCTCATAAGCTTACTTGGGTTTTAATTTTCCTTCGGAGTCTACAGTCATCTCATTCTCTACAGTATCTAATATATCTTGTCTCACCTTTACCATATCAAGTGCTATGCTGTAAGCATCCTCAGCAGCACACACCCTCCCGAAAGAGGGCATGTGCTGCAAACATATCAAGCAAGTCTATCGTTGTTTTATCTTTTCCCATTAGTCAGTGTATGTGAATAATCTAACTTTATTTCTTGCTCCATGATTATATATTTCTTCTATATTTCTTAGATAATCATTTCTATTTCCCTGATGTACAAGCTTGGGATTTCTTTTTGCAAGTTTATTAATAAAGACACTATGATTGAACACATCCTGTTTCTTGTTAAACAAATGAATTAGTGCACGAACAAAATGATGGTGTGTAAAGTCATCAAAATATGGCTTCACCTCAGTTATCATATTTGCCTGTTCAATAGCCTTACCATGTTGGACTATTTTAAACTGCCCATCATTAAAAGCCTTAGCCATTGTTTTTTGACCTTTCCTTTTACCTTTCCGTAGGCTTGTATGCCCTAAACAGAGTTGCATACACTCAGTATGGTTTAGTTCGTAGCTATTGAAGAACTCTTTATAGGTTATGTAATCCTCATAACCAAGATCACAGAAACTATCCATATGTTGTTTCCAGCTCCACGACTTAGTGTTTGAGTTTAGTCTTTTGACATCTTTTAATGTTAAACCTGGAATTATTATGTAATAAACTGGGATTCCAAGCCTTTTACATGCCTCAAGTCTGTTCTGACCATCACCTGTACGATATAATTCATCAACAACTATTGGAACTGGAAGCTGTTTTTCGGTAAATGATTCCATTAGATTCCTTACATGAGACTCATTTACTTCTCTGTTGCCCTCAAAATATCCAAACATGTCATAGTCCATTGTTTTAAGCACAGTGTTTACAACTTGGTCAGAAGACTTAGTTACACTCCGATGGTTTGTTACCAGTGGTCTTTTAACTGACACTGGTCTTTTTATTGTAGTTTTCATTACTACTCCTTATCTTGTTTTATGTTATATGCTATACCCTTGACTTTTATCTGTTCAAGAGTCTTTGTATTTATGAATCTGTAAGCTTTCTTGTGCATATCAAATACTCCAATAAGGTCTTTCTCTTCAGGCTTAAACTTCAAGCCAACACCTTTGACGTATTTGGCTACACCTTGTCTACAGATCATCTTTCTTTTCTCACCATCTTTCTTTGTAAAGACGGCAGAAAATATCTTACCATTAGTTTTATATATGTACTGCTTTGCTGTATCTCTATCTATTGTCTTCATTCTGCTTCTCCCATTCAAACTCTAATCTTACTGCATCTGCTCTTCCACTTACTGGAATTACTGATACAAATGAGTTTCTTTTTATGTTATTAGCTTTAAGAAAGCTGCTTGGAAACGTCAGCCTTCCTCTTCCATCTATTTTTAATTTACATATTGCTATCATTATTATTCTTCTCCTTCTGCTAATTGAAACCACCACTCCTGAGAACCGCATTTACCACACACAGTTTCTACTTTTGGTGCTGGGCTATATGAAACTACTGTCATGGCTATAACAGCCATTAATATAAAACCTAATAAAAAATTATACATATCATCTCCTTAATTTATAGGGGTGGGCGAAAGGTGCAGGCTGAAAGAACCCGCAAGTATATGACAATGGAATATACAAAACCCACCCCTAATATTATATATTTAATTACAAGTTAGTGATAATATAAAATACCACAACAATATACTGAGTAAAAACAAGCCCATCCATACTGCATAGTGTAAAAAGTATACATATAGCATCAATAGTTTTTTTAATACATCATTCCTGTCTAACATATTCTAAACCCATCATCAAGTGTTGCACAGGTGGAAAATGGGGTCTCGCCATTATTAATTATGAGATTCAATCGTTTAACCTCATTATAGAGTAATTCGAGAATTTCAGCTTCACTTCTCCTTCCTGCCAATTTCAGATTTGAAGTATGCTGTTTAACCATTTCATCAGTCAAACTATTTATCCACATTATTTATTCTCCTTAATTATATTTACTGGTTGTTAAGTAATATCTGATAACTATTGCTATTATCAAGATTAAAGCTACAGGCATTTCCATTATACTGCCTCACAATCATAAAACAGGTGGATTTTTTCACTATAAATCAAATCCCATATTATTCTCCTTTATTGTTATTGTTAAATAGTTCGTCAAACTCTCCAGACTGTTTCTTATCATTCACAGTATCCATATGCACTCTTTCATCCCATTTCAATAGTATCTGTTGCACAACATTAAGACTTAACTCTCTATGAAGAGTTAATCTTTCGTCCTCAGATATAGCTGCCACCACCAAATCAGAGCTTTCGTCTTCAAGAGTAAATGGTAACAAAACATTATATCTTTTCATTATCTTATCGTATTCAAGTTGTACTGCCATATTATCCCCTTCTTATTTCTGTTATTATGTTTATTATTATTAGTGCAAATATCACATAGGCAATTACATCCATGTTATGTGTTCTCCTGTGCTGTGAAACTATTTCCAACAAGTTTACCAAGTAATGTACTCTTCCCTTTAATTCCTGATCCACTTGTCTTCCACACTAAGAATATATCTCCAAGCTCTTCATCGTGATGTCCTTCTACTCTTATTCCAGCATCCCATCCACACGTGTGACTTGATATGCCTGTTGTTTTATGTCCTAGTCTTGATACAGAACCTCTACCACCTTTTATTTCGGCTTTAAACTGTGCCATTATTTATCTCCTCTATATTAATGTTTACTTCATTCAGTTCTTCATTAGATGGATATGGAAAGAAATATTCTATTCCTTCGCTCCTTACCATAAAACTCTGCCATCGAATAGGGGAGCTGTCAATCCAATCATAGAACTCTTCTGGCATCCTATCATCTGTTTTCATATTAATACCTCTCTTCCTCTAACCAGATATGTTCACCATGCTCTAAGTCTTGGGCATAACTGTCTTTACGATATGGATATAAACTACTGTCTCCACTTTCATAACATTTATCACAATATATACCTGTGAATATTCCATAAATATCAGTTCTTGCCCACCAATGCTGACCAATAGGTCTATGCATTTCTGCTCCTTCTTCACAACCACGACAAAACGTCATGTCTATTTTATCCCCTTGTATCATTTATTCTCCCTTCCTGTATCAATATGTGTGCCATTCTACCAAACCAGCCCTGTAAAGTCCAAGCAAGTCCAGTATCTACAAGATGTTGCCAAGCCTCTATTACTTGATCTTCTGAATCAGCCTCTACCCATCCTTCAGCTATTCCTACTGCATTATAATTAGTCATTTGTTTTCTTTGTTCTATGCTCATGTTATTCCCTTTCTGTCTGTTTAGTTGCTTCTATCATCTGTTTAAATGTATCCCATACTTTCTGCTTATTACCCTTAAGATTATATTCTTTCTTAATGGCAGAATATGCTGTTGGTTGGCCATACCTTGTCATTTTTATACCAAGTATTTCCAGCCTAAGCATCTTCTCAAGTACGTGCATACGATACAGGTCTATTTTTTGTGGAGTATCAGCTATTATCATACGTGTTCCCCCTTATTTAGCTGTTCCCATACATCACTTGCCTTCATTGGCTCAAAGTACAGATCACGCTCAATACCGAGTCCAAATGGTTTAATCTTAACTTTCTGAAGTTCACTCATCTGCCAAGAACCCATTTCTACAGCATGACCATTAACTATACCCCAAGCATAGTCACTGTCCTCTGGATCAAGATTCATTAAATACCATGTCCAACTGCCACCAAAGTATTTAGCTACCACCATCTGATCCATATCAGCACCTTTATCATATTGTTTCTGTGCTTGTTCTTTTATTTCTTTAGTTAGTAGTTTCATTTTTATTTCCTTTCTGTTTTAGTTATTGGTTCTACTCCGCAGAGCATTGTTGTTCTTAACCTTTCTATGAATACAACAAGCTCAAATTGGTCAGTATATGGCATCTTATCCATTACTGATTTATAAGACTGTTGATATTCATCTTTACTTTGAAACTCAGCAAACATATAGTTATTCATTTTTATTTCCTTTCTGTTTATTATACATTTTGACAAATAACTCAGCATCTTTGGTATCCTGCCCATGCTCTTTCATACTTGCCAGTGCTTGTTCTGGAGTATTACCAAACCTCTCCATAAGATATACAAATAGGTCTAGTCCTTTAAGCTGTACAGTTCTACCACTCATCACAGTCTTCACCATAACATATTGTATTTACAGTCTTTCTGTCCATTCCAGCATTGTCAAGAACTTCCCAAGCCATATCTGGTATAAGACCATCTATTTCTTTCTCTGTGAAGTCATCTTCAACCCAGTTATGTATATCAAAGTCTGGTAAGTCTTGCATATACATTCCAGTATTTTTTGATATGAACTCATTTAGTTTACTCCATGCTAGTCCCTGTTTACTCATTTGTTTTTCCTTTCTGTTATTTAAGAGAGCAGATACTTACACACATATCTTCCCTGTGGTGGTTAACTCTTCTCCAATGATGACCACAGGCAATATGCCCTATCTCGCCTACTTGCCACGCCTCAGTATCTGTTCTCATTTCTGTTTTGTTTATTATTATTCTCTTACATAGTCTAGTTCAGTGTTCACCATAATCTCAAGGAAGTCTTTAACTGTTATAGATTTATTTTGAAACAGCCATTCTTCTACCTTATGAAACAGTTCATCTTCTATCATAAGGCTGTCATAATAACTTCTTCCTTTCTCTAAGGCATAATCCTTTGTACTAATTCCATGTGGCTTTATCAGTGTAATTTCTGCATTGCCAAGCATTCTACTTAGACCTGTTATTGTTCTCTCTTTCATTGCCTTTCCTTTCTGTTATTAAATTTGTGTAAAGGCAGGAGAGTACCAAAAACCTGCCCTTACACTGTATAACACACAACAGGCAGTTAACTTTTATCCAATGATGACCTGTCATATGCACATCCTCCGTCACTCAGGTCGAAGTGAGTGTTAGAGATTACTTACTTGCGAGAGATGGAAATACTTCACCAGTTCCCATTTCTACCCAAATACTGTCATGAAATGATACACCATATACTGATTCAATTGCAGTTAGTACATTTCTACACTCTTCACCTATTTCTTCTGCATGTCCCCAACTATCATTTACTGATGGGTCTTCTCCAATTGCACACCACATCAGCCATGCTGTACCTTCTACCACACCCTGTTTATAACTTCTACCTATATCATACCAAACGCCCCAGTAACATCCTGTGTTATCATCAGGTATCATTGTCTTTTGTAGTTGTACCCAATTATCAGGCAGTGTTATTTCTTTTCCTATTGGTGATGCTGGCATATTATTCTCCTTTTATTAGTGTTAGCATTGTTGGTGGTACAGTCCAAGTCGCTATACCAACAGACACTTGTATTTTCTTTCTGTTTATTTTATGTACAGTTCCAACTATTTCTTCTTGCCTTTTACTGCTAAAGAACTTCACTCTGTCGCCTACCCTGAACTTTGCCTTTGCCCTTATTGATAACATTTCCCTTCTACCACGAACAGCATTGATAACTTGTTCAATATTACCAGCATCCATTTGCATTATTTCATCAACAATATCATTCATCTCATCCTGTGTACATCTGGTTTTCATTTACATTCTCCTTACTTGTATGGATTATTGTTTAGTATTTCTTATTATCAGGTAGTGTTACTTCTTTAGTTATTGGTGATGCTGGCATTATACAGCCCTCCATTTACCTTTTGTGTACATTTGCTTCTGGAATGTATCATATCTCAAAGGCATTGCCTTTTTTATATCCTTAACAAATACAGAATGATGACACTTCCTTCCATTTTTCAGAACCGATTCCTTGTAGTATCTGATTCTACCTTCTGTTTCATTCCATTCCTTTACATTTATTTCTACCATTAGTTTGCCCTTCCTGTTATTTATATGGGTTATTGTTTAGTATTTCTTTTACTTGTGGATAACAACTAGGACAGACTATTTTATTTATAATATATCTCACTTTATTTCTGATAAGTGGATACTTAACTGCTGTCATTTTTCCCTGCTCTACCTTTCCTTTACAAGTACCACAAGTTTGAAACTTCGGTATGCAGGTAAACCTAATAACACCATCCATCAGGCTTTCCTTTCTTATATCGTACTGATTTTCATTCAACATAATTTGCTTTTCCTTTCCTTTTACTATTATTTATAAATAATTACTTAAATTAAAGGTAACAAAAAACCCTTGCCAAAATTAATCAGCAAGGGTTATTTGTTTTAATCTACAAGTCTAACTTGTAAATTGGTTTTTGTCGTTGTCCCACCTTAACACTTTTCCACCTTCTTTTACAAATTCACAAACATTATTTTGGACACCTTGTAAGTAAATTTGAGGATTTGATACTTTAACGGCATTTGTTAGAGTTACTTTGTTTCCGTTGTTTTTTATCTCTCTATCCGTTCCAATTGGAATTAATAAATGATAACCTTCAACGTCTCCAACGTCCGCCACCTTTGTATCATCCTTTTTGTCCGTTTTGATAATGGTGGTTTTTTCCAATTGCTTGTAAAGGTGCGGATACTCTTCCAATAAGAAAGAATGTACGGCATTTTTTATCCCTTTCTTAATTTCACCTTCTAAGCTCAACTTTCCATTGGTTTTTTTTGTTGATACTGTTTTTTTAAAACCAAGTGATTTATATAGATCATTATTATTGGACATTATTTTGTTTCCTTTTTTAAGTGATTTATAGTGAATTACTTTCCATTAATAAAAGTTTATCTTTCTAATCTACTATCCTTTTATTAATCCCTCAATGTCAAAAAGCAATCCCCGAAGGGATGAGTATAATAATATCAAATATATATATGATACAAGTAATATTTAAATATATAAATATTTATATGTTTATATGTTTATATGTTTATATTATAGGGTTAGTATTTAATTAAATGAGAAAGGTAATAATATGAAAGATGAAGTGATTGTATATGATGACGTTAATAAATTAGATATATGTTTAAGTAAGAGAGGAAAACTATATTTAATTAAAGATGGTAAAAAAATGAGAATAAACACTATTAAGGTGATAGAGAATAGGGAGGTAAATTAATGGGAACGTATAGCACACGTTAAATTTGAAGCCCTTATATATATTCACGTACACATAAGGTTAACACACGCACATTAACACACTAGTACTATGATCTAAACACCTACTAGTAATTAACCCTAGCAATATTAAAACCGCTTGTAATGAGCGGTTTTTTTATTGTTCTCCCTTTCCTCAAATATTACATAAAAATCAATAGAAATTATAAATTAATGAAAAAAGTAACCTTATTCGAACCCCCACGAGGACAACTATGCGGGGGTATGCCGATAAAAAAACCCCTGCACTCATTCTAATGTAATTTTTTAAAAATCGCTATTTTTGTGATTTCTGACACACAGTCTACAGCAATATTACTTTACAAAGGAACTTTATTATATATTATATATTATATATTATATATTATATACTGGGAGAAATTTGTAAAATTTAAAAAACTGATGTATATTCTACTATGGATTTCAAAGAAATAAATAACAAGAAGCACTATCTGTACGACAGTAAGGCAGAGTTTATTATCTTATGCCCTGAAGTCCCTGTCCGTCATAATTGGAGACATGGAGAAGAAGGAGAGTGGGTTTACACAGATGACGGATTTGTGTGTCAAATCCTGCGAAAGCTAGATATTAAAAAAGATACTGATAAATCTGTTCCATGCATCAGAACTGTTTGTGGCACGTTCCTTCCAAGAGATATGAAAAAAGAAATGTTAGGTAAAGATGGTATTGCTGAGAACATATATACCTTTTCGGGAACAAATGCAGGAAAAGAGCAATATAATAGTAGGGAGAGAAATTCTAAGGAACTTTTGTTTGCGAGGTACGTTGCGAGTGGCATTGACATGAAAGAAGCCTACAGACGTGTATACCCAAAAGCTAAATCGGGTAAATACATAAAAAGAAGAGCAGATAGTCTTATAAAAACGGAGACAATACAAAAAATGATAAAAAGAGAAATACGTGAAATACTTGATAGTGAGGGTGTAACTCCAGAGTGGATAATCGAAAGATATAAAACTATAGCTGATTTGGCTGAAAGTGATACTGCAAAGTTAAGATCACTTGAAAGTCTTTCTAAAATATCGGGACTATTTGCTGCAGATGAATCAAAATCAGAACAAGTAACAATTTGGGCAGGTTTTTCGCCTGAGCAGCTTGAAGAGGTAAAAAAACATGGGAATCCAGAACTCATTGCACACGTCAAAAAAGAAGAAGAAGACTAAAAATATTGATCCTTGCCCAATTTGTAGTAAGGAACTGTATTTAAATGATGAATTTACTCAAAGAGTAGGTCTTTTGGGTGATTTTGATGATGTTATAGGCTGGTTATGTCCGCATTGTGCTTCTGAGTTTGATGTAGACAATCATTTAGTAAAATATATGGGAGAAAATAGCATGAGAGGAGAGGCATAGTGCCTAAATTTGGTAAAACATCTAAAAAACGTCTAAATACTTGTGAAGAAGACTTACAAGACCTTTTCAACGAAGTGGTAAAATATTTTGATTGTTCTGTTTTAGTCGGTTACAGGGGCAGGAATGAGCAGGACACCGCTTATGAGAGTGGACACTCCAAGGTCAAGTGGCCAGATGGTAAGCACAACTCAAGACCTTCATTTGCTGTGGATGTAGCTCCCTATCCCATTGACTGGGATGACAGGGAGCGGTTTATTTACTTCGGTGGCTTTGTTAAGGGCTGTGCATATCGTATGGGTATACCACTTCGATGGGGAGGTGACTGGGATAATGATACCCAGCTTTCTGATAACAATTTTGATGATCTCGTACATTTTGAGATTAGAGGAAACTAAATGATAAAATGAAATTAAGGGATAAGCTTCGCCTTGTGAACCTTGCTGCAGGTTTTTTAAACCTGTATTATTGGCACATGGGTAGTGGTTTATTCGTTTTTATCATTGGGTGTTTAAATATTGGTGTGTTTGTTTTTGGTAAGAAGTAGTGCAAGAGACCATGTGTCTTATCTTACTAGCTGCTTTTATGGCTTGGGAAACAAACAGGTTTGAACCAGTGCCATATTCAATTGGAAATGGAGATACGCTCATGGTCAGGGTAAGGGGCTATGGATTTTGTCCTAAACATTGCAATATAGGACATTTTCATGTAGGACATAAAAAAAACTATAACTGTCAAAGTATATCATGCGATCACATAATTTATGAAAACAGACTTAATTAAACTTATAATATTTTTTTGGATGCTTGGAATAGCATATCTGGTATATAAGATGTGGATAGATGTAAGTTACATGACTGAACTTGTACATGCCTATATAGAAATGATAGTAGAGTATTCAAGATATTAATTGGCTAATTTAAACCTACACGGAGATATTTCAAAAAATGAAGAGCTGTTGGTAAAAGCCTATGGCGATTTAATTACTTTTGGCAAACTTTTCTCTCCTCAGGACTTCCTCGCTTCTTCAACGCCCGATTTTCACGTAGAGGTGGGGAAGCTTCTTTTAAACAAAAGTATACAGCAACTTGGACTTGTATTACCACGTGACCACGCTAAATCAACCCTTGCAGCTACTGCAATCCTTCATCGCTTCCTGTTTGCAGAAAAAGAAAAGCCAGAATTTATAGCTTGGATAGGTGAAGCACAAGATCAGGCTATTGATAATCTTAATTGGGTTATGAACCATATTGAGCTTAATCCAGCTATAGATTATTATTTTGGTGATCTTCAAGGGAACAAATGGACAAAATCCGAGTTTACATTAACTAATGGCTGTAGAATGATTGCAAAGGGTGCAAATCAAAGATTAAGAGGAAAAAAGCAATTATCCACTCGTTTTACAGGAATGGTGCTTGATGACTTCGAATCAGAACTAAATACTAAAACACCCGATGCAAGACAGCAAATCAAGAACTGGGTTACAGCAGCTGTGTTTCCAGCAATCGATTTCGATAAGAATGGATTTTTATGGTGTAATGGTACTATCGTTCACTGGGATTCTTTCTTAAATGGACTCGTTACGGGTTGGAGGGATGCTCGCAAGAGCGGGGAAGCATATTCTTGGGCAGTCTATACTAAAAAAGCAATAGAAGAAGGTCAATCTATTTGGCCGTCAAGATGGCCATTATCAAAATTAGAAGATCGTAAACAATTCTATATTGATAGTGGTACTCCTGCGAAGTTCTATCAGGAGTTTATGAATCAGGCAAAATCACCAGAAGATCAGATTTTTGCAGAAGAAGATATAAACGAAGCACTTTACAGGGGGAATATACGATTTGAAGAAGCATCCGATAGCTGGTATATCAAATTCGATGATGGACACACAGAATATGTCAATATTTACATTGGGGTTGATCCTGCCTCAACTATTACTAGTAGGAACGATTATAGTGTTATTATGGTCTTGGGTGTTACTTCAGAGTATGATTACTACGTTATTGAGTATTGGCGTGAGCGAGTCCTCCCGATGGAATGTGCTGATAAGATTTTTGAGATACTTAAAAGGTACAGCCCTGTAAGAAGGGTAAATATTGAAACAATCGCTTATCAGGAAATGCTTAGAGATTATGTCCAAAAACGTAGCAAGAAGGAGGGACTCTTTGTACCAGGTATCGAAAAGGGAATTAAAGGGTATACTCAGAAAAAGAAAGACAGGTTATTTGAGGGATTGCAACCAATGTTCAAAGCTGGGGCTGTTCATCTTAAAAAATTACACCATGAATTTATAGGTGAGCTTCTTGATTTTCCAAAAGGCTCACATGATGATACAATTGATGCATTTTGGCTTGCAACACAGTATGCCAAGGGAAATCCTAAGGCAGGTAATAAACTAAAGGAGAAACAGAAAGATGGTACTTATATGAAGGCACGCAAGGCTTACAATTGGATTACAGGCAAGCGTGTGTAATTTGCATGTAATATCAAACTTTCAGTAAATTTAATACATGATTCCACAAGATAAAAGAGCAGGAGAGATAAAAGAGCGTTGGCAACGATGGTTTGATGCTCGTGCAGATTGGGATATGCAGGCACGTGAGGATATAGATTTCTACCTCGGCAATCATTTTACAGATGCTGAGGCAACAGAACTTGCCGAAAGAAATCAAATGGGTTTGCCCATTGATAGGCTATATGCAGCTATTGAGCAGTTTAAGGCAATTATAACTTCTAAGCCCCCAAAATTTTCTGCCGTTGGCAGAGAGGATTCTGATTCAAGGCTTGCTACTATATGGAAAACAATTCTTGAATATATATGGGATAATTCTGATGGAGATGAAGTATTTAAACAAGCTGTCCATGATTTTTCTGTTACTGGTATTGGGTACTTTTATGGGTATATAGACCCTGAAGATGATTATGGTCGTGGTGAGGTTAAATTTACTTATGTTGATCCATTTCGTGTCGTTGTTGATCCTAACAGTAGAAACAAGTGGTTTGATGATGCGTCTGGTATGCAACTTTCTACTATACTAACAAGAGATCAACTCTTGGATGCATATCCAATGCTTAATGTTCCAGATGAGGATGGTGACGTTTTAATTGATAATATTGAAGGTATTGGAATTACAGATGAAGATTATCCTTCTTCTCAAAATAGACAAGAGGGAGCATCATTTACGCCAGATATAGTAAAAGATTATGATTATGGGTCTGGTGGTGATAAATACAGAATTATAGAAGATTTTAGAAAAGTTAAAATGCCATTCTTTAGAGTTATAGATTTGCAGAGTGGTCAAGAGAAGGTTTTAGATAATGATGGTTTAGAAAAGCTTTTAGCTGATGATAGGACTGCTGAGGCTTTTGATAGAGGGCTTTTTGATATTGTACAGGTACAGCAGACTAGAATACAAGTTACATGTATTGTTGGTCAAGTTGTTTTATATGAAAAGGTTTTAGATACAAATATATTCCCAATTGTACCTGTACCTAATATTTGGACAAATACTCCTTATCCAATGAGTGATGTTCGTAAGAACAAGGGATTTCAGAGGTTCTTGAATAAAGTAATGTCTTTAATTACATCGCATGCACAGGCATCGTCAGGCTTGAAGTTGCTTATACCCCAGGGTTCTGTACAAGATATAGAGGAACTGGAACGAGATTGGGCGAACCCCAATGCAACGATTGAATATGACGCTTCATTTGGAGAACCTCACTTCCCATCTCCACAACCTCTTGCAGGTTCTATACTACAATTACCGCAAATGGTGGAACATTACATCGACTTAAACATTGGAATATTTGAGATGCAGCAGGGAAATACTGAGGCAGCTCCAAGAACATCGTCTGGAACAATGATGATGGAGGATTTTGGACAAAGGCGTTCTAAATCCAAATTAAGAGACATTGAAGCAAGTTTAAAGAGACTTGGAAAACTTATGTATCATTTATCTAAATCACATTATAGTTTTCAGAAAACATTTAGAATTGTTCAGCCAAATAATGATATTAATGAGTATACAGTAAATAAAAAGTTATATGATGATAAAACAAAAGAGCTTATGACAATTGAAAATAATTTAAGTGTCGGAAGTTTTGATGTACGTATTATTGGTAATTCTACTATGCCATCTAACAAATGGGGTGAATGGAATATATATATGGAAGCATATCAGGCTGGACTTATTGATAAGGTGGAAGCCTTGAAGAAAACAGAAATATTTGATAAAGCTGGTGTACTACAAAGAACTGACATGGTTACACAATTACAACAGCAACTACAACAAGCTCAAGATGAAATTAAGAAGCTTAGTGGAGACCTACAAACAGCTCATCGTGAATCAATATCATCACGTAAGAAGGTTGAGGTCGAGAAATTTAAAGGGAAACTTAAAGAACAAGAGTATGACTCCAAAACTCAAAATAAAGTTTCTATTGATAAATTATCTAATGCGGTTAAACTCGAATCAGAGAAATTACGTTTAGTGACAGATGCGGAAAAGAAACGTGGTCAGGCTCGTAAATCCGAGAAATCGTAAACTAAAGGAGTAAACAATGTCAAATAATGAAGACGTTATCGCTTCTGTTGTTGAGAGTCAAAATACAAATGGCCAACTCAGTGCAGAAGTAGGGCAAGATGAAGGAGCAATCAACGAAGAGAGTTCTAAGGAGGATTGGGAGGCTCAAGCTAAGTACCACCAATCTGAGAAGGATAAACTCTACGCTGAAAATCAACAGCTTAAACAATACGAAAAAGTTGGGAAATTTTTGGAATCACGTCCAGACTTGGTACAGAACCTTATGGGTGAAGTAAGTGGTCAGCCAAATAATCAACAACAACGTGTTACGTTAAAGCCTGATGAATTTGATCCTTGGGAAGCCTACAATGACCCATCATCGAAATCCTATAAATTTAGGATGCAGGAGATGCAGGAAACCATAAATGGTGCAGTAGATCAAGCTGTCGGTGGAATTAAGGCACAACAAGGGAGATCAAGTCTTCGTGCTGATTTAGCCAATAAAGGGTTAAACGAGCAAGAACAAGCATCTTTCTTTGAATTTGCTGATAAACATCCATCCGAATATGGTTTGGACAATGTACTTAAAATGTGGCAAGCTGTAACTCAAAGTCCAGAAACTGTCACGGATAATCCATTAGATCAAATCCGTCAAAATCAAGCTAATCCTCATCCAGCTGGAGTCCTTCAAGGTCATCAGCCTGAGAAAAAGTCTGAAACGGATGAGCTATGGAAACAAGTGATGAATGCTGGAAGTCGAACTAATGTATTAAAATAAAAATAGGAGTTTATAATGGCTACTTATAATAGTGGACAAGTGAAATTTGGTACTCCTGGTGGTGCAACTACGGATGGTGTAGGTTTAAGCACACGTAGACTGTATGATTTCAGTGATAGGGTCGCTGATTTAGCTCCAGAAGAGTCTCCATTTTTCGTATACTTGTCAAAAGTTGGGAAAGTCCCAACAAGCGATTCTCAATTTCGTTTCTTAGAGGATCGTACAAAGGTTTCTATTACTGATAGAAGCTTTTTACAAAAAGGCGGTGGAACACTAGCTGCACCTGGAAGTAACACTTCATTAACTGTTGACACAAGTGGTGGCGCAGCAGTTAGTTGGTTAATTAAAGGTATGGTTGTTCAATTCGCACAGAATGATAATGCGGAAGGCGATTCTAGTGAACCTTTGCTACAGGGTACTGCAAGGATTGAAACAATAACACAAAATAGTGCTGATACCACTATTGTTGTAAAGACAATTCAATCTGTAGATGGTTCAGCAACCACACTTGATGATAATGGTGAGTGTGTTGTTATTGGTACATCTTACGAACAAGGATCAGGTGCTCCTGATGTATGGTCACAAGAGCTAGATAAT